TTCTCTGACGATGCTCTGAAGCGTCAACAGATTGCTGAGATGATCCAAGTTAAGATGGCCTATGACATGAAAGTTACAGGCGCTAACCTTGGTGTGTTCTTCAACACTATCGTAGCTTAAACTAAAGGGTGTCCGAAGGGTGTAGTATTCTTCGGACACACTACCAAATGCAACTACGGTTGTCAATAATAATAGAACTTAATAGCATCTCACATACGGGAAAGTCACAATGAAAGATAAAACACCTATCCACCCTATTTACCTCGGATGGCAAGTCGATTGGCCGCTATTCGTAAAAATCCCTTTCTCATCGGGTGGACGTAACTGGATTAAGGGCGAAGAATTTAAGTGGGCAGAGCTTAGTGTAGAACAGGATCGGGTAGCCAAGCTCTACTCAATTTCCTACGTACACCACAACCCAGCCCTAGAGAAACAGAATAAAGTAGGCGACCGACTGCACGAGATGAATGGAGACCAGCTAGAGAAGCTAGTTAACATCCTCAACGCAGAACTGAAGTCCCGTACTGTTTCCACTAAAGATTATAACGAGAAGCGTTGCCGTAAGTCTCGTATTGAAGTTAAGCAACGCGGTCTCATTCGTAGGTTCCTCTACTCTAACAAGTGGTGTGAAGACCTATTCTACGAGACACGAGATAACATCCTCGGAACAGACTAAACTAAGTTAGGACGCTTTGAATGTCATTTTCATATGATGATACTGATCTAAATACCACTACCGCTTCAGGGCGTCTTAACTCAACACGGTTGCTCTTAGGGGACACAAATTCCCTTGAGCCTCAAGTGCAGGACGCAGAAGTAGTATTCTCCCTAGCACATAACAGTGATAATGTCTACCTAAGTGCTGCTTGGCTTGCTCGTGTAGTAGCCATGAAGTATGCACGAGAGGTTGATATTGACCTTGATGGTATCCTCTCCGTAAGCAACTCACAACTAAGTAAAGCCTACAGTGACCTAGCTGAAGACCTAGAGTACCAAGCTAAGGTTACAGGCTCACGATTGGGTGTATCAGCGGGGGGTATTAGTAAAGCTGTTATTTCCTCGGTACGTCAAAACCCTAACAGGGTAGAACCTTCTTTCCGTAGGGACCAGTTCTGGAACCCACCTAACTATGATAGCAACACCGTAGATTACGAAGAGTAGGTAACACATGCCAACCATTACAGCTAACAGGCTCCTTACAGTGGTTAATAGGTATGGCACTGAGGTTACCCTCACGAAGCCTACTTATGGTGCTTACGACCCTGCTACGGGTACTATCGGTGCAGGCACAAGTGCTTCCTACACAGTTAAGTGTTACTTTGCAGATTACAACCTCACAGAGCTTAATAACGATAGTGTAGTGATGGGTGACCGTAAGGCTGTCTTTCCCTACCTAGACACAAGTGGTGTAGCTTTACCTGAACCTGATGCTGAAGATACTATCTCAGGTCAAGGCGACCCTGTCAAGATCGTAGGTGTACAGAAGATTTACTCAGGTGATAGCCTACTCTGTTATATCTGTCAAGTGAGGGAATAACATGCGTGTAAGGATCAATGAGAAGTCCCTCTCTGTCAAACTACAAAAGGGTTTAGACTTAGTAGAGGAAAAGATCAAAGATAAACTTATAGACATTGCAGAAGATTTGTCGGTACTAATCCCCGTTGACACAGGTGCTTATGCGGAGAGTTTTTCTGTAGGTCCAAAGACAAGATCACGCACCTCAAGGAATAGACCTAGAAGGCAGAGCGTTTCTGAATACCGTGGTGTGGCATTAACTATCATGGCTTCTGATATCGAGTCTCTTGATTTATCTACATTGAAGTCTGTCCAGTTTAGGAACCGCGCACCACACGCCAAGCACATCGAAAGTGTCTACCAGATATTCGGCAGAGCTAAGGATAAGAATAGATAATGGCTTCTATATACTCAGAGATTAGGGCTACCTTCGAGACTGCACTAAATGCAATCGTAGACCTACCAGACGTAGCTTGGGAGAATGTAACCTTCACGCCTACAACAGACGAACCCTACGTTAAATGCCGTATGATCCCGACACTAAGAGAGCCTGCTGTACGAGGTCTAAACCCTCAGATGTACTATCAAGGTTACTATCTAATCGAGTGCTTTGTACCTGAGGGTTTAGGCCCTAGTGCTGCTGATGAATTGGCAGACAAGATTATAGATGCTTTTGAGGCTACAACAGATATTAGCCTCTCTGGAACTAACATCCACATTCGTTATGCAGAGAGAGACTTAGGTGTTCCAGAAGGCGCACACTTTATGGTCCCTGTTCGTATCGGGTATCAAATATACAACTAATGGAGAGACCCTAAATGGCATTTGCCCAGAATAGTCGTAGCGGCTTAAGCTACATCGTAGAAAGCACCTTTGGCACAACGCCAGCAGGTAACTTTACAGCACTACCTTATAACACCCACAGCCTGAACCTCACTAAAGATCGTGTAGCAGGTAATGAAATCCAGCCTGATCGTATGCTGCGTGTAGACCGTCACGGTAACCGTCAATCAGCAGGTGACATTGTAGTTGACCTTCGTGATGGCGACTTTGATAGCTTCCTTGAGAGTGCTATGTTCAACGTATGGGATAACACCCCTGTTGGTGCTGACGTACTCAAAGTAGGTACTACACCTAAGTACTTCTCTATCGAAGACGCAGCTAACGATATTACACAGTTCCGTCTGTTCACAGGCCAAGCTGTAAGCTCTATGGCAGTATCCCTAGCACCTAACCAAATGGTTACTACTACCTTCTCTATGGTAGGTAAGGACATGACCATCTCAGGTACAGGCAAGACTGTTGATGCCGCTTCTGCTAACCAACCTTTTGATGCTTACTCAGGAGACCTGAGCATTGGTAACGTAGCGTCTGCTTCTGTCGTAGCTATTGTCACAAGCCTAGACTTCACACTTGATAACGCTTTGGCTCCTACCTTTGTTATTGGTGATGACTCTACTCCACAGCTTGAGTATGGTATGGCTTCAGTAGAAGGTACATTCACTGCTTACTTTGAGGATGCCGCCCTTATCAACCGCTTTATTGATGAAGTCGAAAGTGAACTGATTGTAAGTGTAAATGACCCTACGGCAGCTAATGAATACACATTTGGTTTCCCTCGTATCAAGATCAACGGTGCTGATGTACCAGTAGACGGTGGCACAGGTAGCCGTGTGATTACCCTGCCATTCGTAGCTCTTTATGACGCTACAGAAGCTACCAACTTCTACATCAACCGTCCTGATACTACGTAATCCTCGCAAGAGGTAAGGGGAGGCTTGAGTGTGTCGGGTACTTGAGTCTCCCCAAGTAATACTAACCCGGCACTTTTTATACCTTAAAGGAAATCCCGACATGGACCTGAAGAACCTAATCCCTACGACTGAAACCATTGAAGTCACTATCAAGCACCCTGCTACTTATGAAGTGCTACAGAATGACGATGGTACAGATATGACCATTACAGTATATGCACCACACTCTAAGGAGTACAAGGGCGCCGTACACGAGCAGACTAACATGCGTCTTAAGCAGATGCAAAAGGGTGGTCGTAACGCTAATGCAATCACAGCAGAAGAACTCGAAGCTGCTACCATTGCTATGCTTGCCAAGACCACTAAAGATTGGAATATCACTTTTGGTGGTGAGCAACCTAAGTTTACAGTTGATGCAGCTAAGAACCTCTACAGTGAGGTATTCTGGGTTAAGGATCAACTTGAGGAGGCTGTAGCTGAAGCTGAAGTTTTTACTCAGGACTAGCAGAGGATTTACTTGAGTGGGCTGAACACCAGTTCAAACTCAATAAACCTGATGCTGACGGAACTACAAAAAGAGAACACCTAGAGCAGGTAGAAAGGCAGACTGGACGTAAGTTAAAAGAATTGGAAGCCCCGACAGAGTTTCCCAATGTTTTAGCAAATGTCTGGACTGCCTTTTGTGCTTTAAACAACACACGAGGCCAAGGCTTTAGTGGACCTAACCCGATAACCTACACAGAAATTAGAGATTATAAGGAATTGACTGAAACTCCATTAGCCCCAAGGGAAGTAGAACTCTTGAAGCACTTGGATGCAGTCTATATGAGGACCACAAATGGCAGCTAGTGACATCAAAGTAGTGGCGGACTTTACGGACTTACAACTTATGCGTCGGGAGTTAGTTGGTGTCTAAGGATGCCAAGACTTCTGCTGGGGTGTTTGAACGCGAGTTTAATAAGGTTAGTCGTGCGCTTAGTATCTCTGCAAAGTCTACGCAGGTATTCTACAACAGTACTTTGAAAGTGGATAGTGCGGCTAAGAGTGCAGCAACCTCTGCAAAAGTGTTTGAAGCAGCGCTGAAGAAGCATGATGCAACACTTAAGAAGGTTGCACTATCAAACCGCAGGCTCCGTATGGAGTATAAAGATGGTTATGCTGCACAGGTAAAGTTGCGACTTGAGCAGATGAGATTAAGCCAAGCAAAGCGTAGGGGTATTATCACTACAGACCAATATAGGGTGGCTATGGCAAACTTAACCATTACCCAAGATAAGGCAACAGTTGCTTCTAGCAGAACCCGTAGGGCTATGGGTCATAGTAGTGTTATCACTCAACAAGCTGG